AATTTTTGTAGAAATCATAAAAATCACTCCTTGTGAACATAGTATCACGTTTTGTGAAAAATGTCAATAAAAAACTTTGTGTTTTGTGCAAGTCCACGAATTGTGCATAAAACTGTTGACAAGTCTGCAATATGTGATATAATATCCACAGAAGGAAGACAGAAGGAGGTGAAACAATGTCAACTACGATAAAAAAATACAGGTTAAAAAAGGGGCTTACTCAAGAAAATTTGGCTAATTTACTGAATGTCAGTAAGTCTACTATTGGAATGTGGGAAACAGGAGCAAGAAAACCCGATATCATAAAGCTGAAGAAATTAGCTGTAATATTAGACTGTTCAGTTGATTCCTTACTCAGTGAAATATGAGCTCCTAAAAGAAACTATAGCAACAACCGGAGGAGGTGAGGACATGAATCTGAGGCATATAAAAGAAAAAATCGAGGACAAAATGCTTGACCCCGATTTTACAAGTAAAGTATCATTGGCAGTTTCTATTGTGTCTCTTGTCGTTGCCGTACTTGTTCTGTATGTAAAATTAAAATACAGAACCGTATAAAGAAACCAAAGATATGAGCAACGATAAAATTGAAATGAAAATAGCTGCCCAAGAGCGAAAATTTGAAGTCTTGAAATCTGCATAGTCTTCACAAGCAATTGTGCCGCTGTTGGTAATAACAAGCTCAGCTGAACACTGGCGACTACCGTCACGCATAATTTTGATTTGCTTATGCTGTAGAAAACCTTTTTCCAAAAGAATGTCGGATATGTCATTTTTAATGGCAAAACCGTCGCTTTTGTAAAATTGTTTCAAGAGCTTATATTCATCACGGGAGATGTACAATGATTATCGCACCTTTCTATTTTTGTTTTCATTGTATCACAAGCGGAAAGGTTTTGCAACAAACAGGAGGTGAGAGCATGGAAGCCAACATTGAAAGAGAGTGGGAAGAAAAGTACAAGCCTGCTATTCTCCGGCATAAGAAAGTGCCAAAGGAGATAGTAGCCGATTTGCTTGACGTATCAACACAGACGGTTGATGATATGCTTCGCTCGGGTGATTATCATTTTGGTATTGCACGGCATTGTGCAGGCGGTAAATACAAGTATGAGATTCATCCATTGCGATTTATAGCGTGGTACGAAGGAAGGTTACTTTAATAAGGAGGTAAAAATGAAAATATCTAAGATAATTGCCTGTATACTGTCCCTGCTCCTCAGAGCCTGGATAACAGCCTCTGCGGCAGTAATGATGTACATACAGATGTCGGTGCTGGCGTATGCCCAGAGAGGATACAAGGCTATCGGCGGCGAGATGTTACCCGTAGCAATAGTCGCTGTTGCGGTCTGGTACGGGCTGGGATGGCTGATGAAGGTATGGTATAGGGATATGATCGGGGGTGGACGCAATGACAGATCTTGAGCAAATCGCCAAAGAAGCCACCTATCACGGCATGACGTATGGCGAGTATGTTGCCTGGAAGGCGAGAGCCACAATTGAGCAACAGCAAAACTACCGCCGGGCAAGGCAGGTGGCGGAACTTAAGAAAAAGAGAGGTAAGAAAAAATGAAGTTTAAAGTTAGCACAACGGTTACTTCCTATAAAGAGGTAATGGCAATTGTTCAGGCACTTGCCGGCGTTGTAAACAATATCAATGTAACAGACTGTGAAGGCGAGGAGGACGAAGACGATGTATAAATGCGAGCGTTGCGACTGGACAGGCTCGTCCTCGGAACTCGGACATTACACCGAGTATCGAGGAGAATGTCACGGCGCACCTGCGTGGGAAACATTACCGTGTTGTCCGGAGTGCGGATATGATGTTGAGAACATCGAAGAAGAGTAAAAAAAAGAGCTCCCGTAAGGGAGCAAAACAAATATTTACGCAAGACCAGTATAACACTGGCAGGAGAAAAAGTCAATGGATATAAAAGAAAAACTTACAGCCGAGCTGAAAAACGTAAAGCTCGGCAAATATGAAAACGTTGTTAAGTCCTATGTGCTTGACGAAATCTGCATTTTTGCAAAGCAGAACAGCGAATTTGCACAGGCTATAGAGCAGTCGGACAAGTCTTTTGCCGACTGCCTCAAGGCAACGGTAAAAGGTGCAGGCTCAAGTCTCGAAGATCTCGAAGTATACAAGCGTGCTGTTGCGTTTTACTTTCCCGGTGCTGACATCAAATGCACTATGACGCTTGATCTCGGTGATAACGGATTCAGCAACAGCAACAGCAAAACATCCACAGAAGCAGACAGCGGCAAGCTACAGCTTGACCTTGACAGTTTGCTGGATTTCTGAGGGTGCGGCAGTATGACAAGAAAAGAAGCCGAAAGCTATACAGACAATTTTCCGCCGCTTACAGCGGAGCTTGAGCGTGAGCTTAGAAAGACGTTGCCGATAAAGTATCTTGTTATCGATAATGACGGCACAGCATATTGCACAGCCTGCGAAGAAAAGCTGTATCCCGGCGAGTATGGCAGTTCAGTAAAGCACAGACAGACTACCGTATGCTCGCACTGTGACGAAGCTGTTACTGCGATATACAATTATCACAATTTTCACGGCTCGGTTGTTGAGTGCAAATCAAATGTCGGAGTGTTTTTGTCAGACGGCAAAACCGATAATTTGTACATACGGTTCTATACGGTTACGCTGCTTTTTAATGCTCGTGAAATTATGCCGCATATCGCAATCAATGAGGTTCAGCGGTATTTGTTCACGGCAAATCAAGCGTTCCGTTATGGTCTTAAATACGCATGGGAGAGTAAAAACGGTTACTACACAAAGGTAGTGACAGGCTGGGGGCTACGAGCAAAATTTAGCGAGCCTGTATTTCTGAATTATAGCGATTACAGCTTCGTTAATTTTCCTGCATTAAAAGGAACAGCTTGTGCTCATTCGGCAATAAGTGAGAATTTCGGAAGCATATCATATCTGAAATTCTGGCAGGCACACAAAAATGTTGAGGCGCTCGTTAAGTGTGGCTTATATAGCAGTGTTAAGTACAACAAAGACATGATCGACTGGACCAAAACCGAACCGCACAAAATGCTCGGCGTAACAAAAGATGCTATGCGGGCAATCCGCAAAGGGCAAATCGGGTACAGAGACTATCTTAGAATAAAAGAAGAATTTCCTAAGATTACCAACCTTGACCGTCTTATAGAAACAAATAAACATATAGGATATTCATTTGGTATACTCGACAGCCTCGAGAGAAAACTCAAGACCGACAAATACGAAATTGCGAAGTACATTTTAAAGCAGAATGTAAATATCAACGATTATTCGGATTATGTCCGTATAATGCAGAGCTTCGAAGCCGATTTCAGCGACAGACAGATATGCTTTCCGAAAAATCTTAAAGCGGCTCACGATCGTGCAGAAGCTATGCGGCAGGCACGAGAGCTTGAAGAAAAAGCAAAGAAAAACGCTAAGCTGGCCGAACAGCTGAACACTTTGAAGATCAAGCGAAAGATACTTGAATTTTCGATTGGTGATTACTTTATCCGCCAGCCCGTCAGCACAGACGAAATAGTTGCCGAAGGTCAGAAGCTAAGCCACTGTGTCGGCGGCTACGCCGAAAGGCACGCAACCGGCAAGCTGACAATTATGTTTCTCCGCCGAAAATCTGCACCGGACGAGCCGTATTACACGATAGAGGTATCAAACGACTATAAAATAGTCCAGTGCAGAGGTTATAAAAACAACTGGGTTACAAACGGCGGGCAGGAAAAGCCACAGGAAATAATCAATGTAGAGAAGAAATATCAGCAGTACCTTGACGGTATTGCGGCGAAAAAATCAAAAACAAAATCAAGGAGGAAAACAGCATGATAATTCCCGGACTTCGCACACCGCCTGCGGATACAGAAAAGGCGGTAACAGACGATTATGTCAAGGCAGTAAACCTTAACTATCACATTAAAGCGGTGGCACAGGTAGCACAGCAGAGCTTGTATGAGATGTGCAAGGGCTTTAAAGAGATGAGGGACAGCAAGCTCTATAAGGAACTGGGGTATAGCACATTTGAGGATTATTGCAAACAGGAAACAGGACTAAAAAAAGTTCAGGTGTACAGTTACATTAAAGTTATTGAAAAGTTACCCGAAAGTTTTGTTCACTCAAGTGAACAAATCGGAGTGAAAAAGCTCTATTTTTTATCTTCCCTTTCTGAAGAAGAACGTACTGAGATAACCGAAAAAAACGACCTTGAGAACACCTCCGTCCGTGAACTTGAGCAGCAGATACGGCAGATAAGAGCGGAAAAGGACAAGGCGGTAGCTGATAAGTCAGCGGCAGAAGCCGAAGCATCCGCCGCCGCTCAGCAGGCGAAATCACTTGAAAAAGCCAAGAACGCACTGTCACAGCAGATAGCGGCACTCGAAGCCGAGATAAAGGAGCTTGAAAACCGCCCTGTTGAAGTTGCGGTCGAGCCGGCTAAGGACGGTGTTATGGACAAGACAGCGTTTGATAATATCTGCAAAACTTACGAGCAGCAGCTTGACAAGGTGCAGGAGGACGCATTACAGGATACTATCCGCTTAAACCGTGAGCATACGGAGCAGATGAACAGTCTTAAAGCCGAAAGCGAAAAGAAACTTGAAGAACTCCGCAGTCAACTTGAAGCTGCTAAGCGTGAGCAGTCGGAACTTACAGTGAGCGTACCCGACAGCAAGGAAACGTTCAAGGCATACCTTGCAACAGCTATTGATGCAGCGAAGCGGTTATGCGAGTTTATCGGCAATAATTCCGCAGACAGTAATCACGATCTGTTTGTCAGCAAAGCAAAGCAGTTTTTCGAAAAAATGACGGAGGAAATCGTATGAGCAGTACATTATATGATATAACCGGCAGATTCGCCGAGCTTTTCGATGCGTTTGACGCTATAAATGACTATGAACCGGATACCAATGCGGACGGTGAGTATATAGACGATGACGGCGAGGTCATCGCTGACCTTGAAGCATACAAAGCCGATATGCTGACAATGTGGTTTGACACTCTCGAAGGCATTGAGGGCGAGTTCAATGAAAAAGCCGAGAATGTTGCCTGCTTCATTAAAAACCTTGAACGTGAAGCGGACAGCCACGAGCTTGAAGCTAAGGAACAGACGGCAAGAGCAAAAACCAAGCGTAAAAAGGCAGAGTTCCTGAAAAAGCGCCTGCTACAGGATATGCAGGCGATGAAACTGAAAAAGGTCGATATGCCGAGAGCAAAAATAACGTTCTCAGAGGGACGTGACAGTGTGGTTATTGACGATGAGCGGCAGTTTATTGACTATGCCGAAACATTCAACGAATCGCTGATAAAGTGCAGCAAACCGACCATATGCAAGTCAGAGGTCAAGAAGCTGCTCGACAGCGGAGAAAAGCTCCCTGCCGTACATCTTGAGAAAAAGCCGTATATAACGATAAAGTGAGGTAGCTATGAGCAATATATTTACACCCGTAACAAGAAAGAAATCAAAGGCGAGAATTGCGGTCATGGGACCGTCGGGAAGCGGTAAAACGCTTTCGTCGCTCTATCTCGCAAAGGGCATAACGGGCAACTGGGGCAAGGTTGCCCTTATAGATACAGAACACGAGCGTGGCAGATTCTATGCCGATCGTCACGATCTCGGCACGGGAGAATTTCTCTATGCCCCGCTTACACCGCCGTATTCGCCCGAAAAGTACATAGAGTACGTCAGACAGGCGGCTGAGGCGGTCGGGGAGGACGGCGTAATAATAGTGGACAGCTTTTCACACGCATGGGATAACGAGGGCGGAGTGCTTGACATCAAATCACAGATAGCACAGCGTCAGGGAAAGAACGATTATACCGCATGGGACGAGGCAGGAAAGATACAGAACAATCTTGTCAATACCATACTGTCGGTCAACTGCCACACAATCATTACACTGCGTACCAAGATGGGCTATGCTATGGAAATCAACGACAGGGGCAAGACCGTTCCCGTCAAGATAGGACTTGCGCCGGTGCAGCGTGATAACACCGAGTATGAATTTGACATAGCATTTCAGATAAACAGGGAGCATATCGCAAGTCTTTCAAAAGACACAACATTCCTCGATAAGTGGTCGGGTGTTATCACCGAAGATTTAGGTGCTCAGCTCGGCGCATGGCTAAGCGAGGGTGCAGAGCCCGACAGATGTGAAGAATGCGGCGCTGTCATTATGCCGACACCTAAGCATACGGTAGCGGAAATGGTTGAAAGTTCGGTTGCAAAATTCGGCAGAAAGCTGTGCATAGCGTGTGCAAAGAAGGAGGTCGAAAAGCAGAATGCCGCTAAGACCGTATCAGAGTGAGCTTGTCGAGCAGACAAGGCAGGCGTGGCGTGAGGGTTATCACGCTCCCTGCATTGTTCTCGGGTGCGGCGGCGGTAAGTCGGTGATAGTAGCAGAGATAGCACGGCGGACTACATTCAACGGGAAAAAGGTAATGTTTCTTGTACACAGGCAGGAGCTTGTTCAGCAGATAATAAGGACGTTCATACGCTGGGGCGTTGATATGAACTACTGTGACGTGATGATGGTGCAGACCGCAGCACGACGGATAAAAAAACTGTCAAAGCCTGCGCTTATCATTACAGACGAAAATCACCACAGCCTTGCGCTGTCGTACAAGAAAATCTATGATGCTTTCCCCGATGTGCTTCGTGTGGGGGTAACGGCAACGCCTGTCCGCCTGAACGGTGACGGTCTGGGTGATGTCAACGACAAGCTGATAATCGGGCCGTCTACCAAATGGCTTATTGATCACAACTGTCTTGCACCGTATGACTACTATGCACCGTCCGTAGCCGACTTATCGGGGCTTCATATCAAAATGGGCGAGTTTGTTACGGCGGACGTTGAAAAGGCAATGATCAAAAAGGCTGTATTCGGTGATGTTATCGGATACTACAGACAGCTTGCAGACGGTAAGAAAGCCGTCTGCTACTGCTCAAGCGTTAAGCACTCGCTCGCTACCGCCGAAGCGTTCCGAGAAGCAGGCATAAACGCCGTACACATTGACGGTACAACTCCCGATGCAGAGCGTAATCGCATTATTTCGGATTTCAGAGCAGGACGGATAACGATACTTTGCAATGTCGATTTAATATCGGAGGGCTTTGACGTTCCCGACTGCGAATGTGCGATATTGCTCCGTCCCACTCAATCTCTTACGCTGTACATTCAGCAGTCAATGAGATGTATGCGCTATCGACCGGGCAAGCGTGCGATAATTCTTGATCATGTCGGCAATTACGCACGCTTCGGAATGCCCGATGATGACCGTCTGTGGTCGCTCGAAAAGCGCAAGCGCAACATAAAGAAAGAAGCTGCGGAGAATGCCGAAAAGGTGAAACAGTGTCCCGAATGTTACTATACATTCGGAGCGCCGCCGCCCGGTCAGCCCTGTATCTGCCCTCACTGCGGATATGTTTTCCCGGTAAAGAGCCGTGAGATAGAAACAAGCGAAAGCACCGAGCTTATTCATATCGAGGGCTTCAGGCTGGATTTCAGCAGTCCCGATGATTGTTCGTCCTATTCCGATCTGCTTGCATACGCAAAGAAGAAAGGGTATCAGAGGGGCTGGGCGTTTTACGAAGCAAGAAAGAGAGGTTTTATCTATTGACAGAAGAACACAGTATCCAGAATGCTGTCAGACGTGCGCTGTCCGAGAACGGCTGTGTGATATTCCGCATTAACGTCGGCAAGGGCAGAACATTTGACGGCAGATATTTCGACACGGGCGTACCGGTCGGATTTTCAGACCTGTTCGGCGTAAGGCAGTCGGACGGAAAGGCAATATTCATAGAGGTAAAGACAAAAACGGGACGTATTCGCCCCGAACAGAAGAATTTTATTGAAAAAATGCGTCGTTCGGGTGCTGTTGCAGGTATATGCAGAAGCACAGAAGACGCAATAAGACTTATAACGGAGGATAAATAATATGGCATTTTCACAGAACAATTCAGCGGCTACGAGTGCGCTTAAGCCCGAAGGCAGATATGAAACGATAATCACAAGCGTAGACGAGAAAACATATAAGAGCGGCAGTACATCGCTGAGCTTCAGACTGACGATAAGGAATGATATTCCGGAGCAGAAATACGGCAACGCCTGCCTGTTTTATCAGATATGGAAGGCTAAAGAACCTACAAAGGAAGACCTTGCGGTAAACGGTTATACGTTCGGCAGACTTATGGCAGTAGGCAAGGCCGCAAAGCTCACTGACGGCAAGGAATACAAGGATCTTGCGGAATACTGCGACGATCTTGTCGGCAAGTGTGTGATAGCTGTAGTAAAGCACGAAACGGACGATAAGGGCACCACAAGAGAAAAGGTAAGCTATCTTGAACCGACACAGCACCCCGACTGCAAGCATAAGTTCAAGACCGCCGTGACCGCCGATACCGTATCAGCGCCGAAAAACGAGAGCTTTGCGGCAACCACAACAACGGAAGCAGTTACGGAAGATGACGGTGGCTATCCGTTCTGATGGGGGAAATAATGTACGAATATATTCCCGATGAGCTTAAAAAGCTCTCAAACTGGGTGTGCTGGCAGGCTGTACCCGATGAGGCAGGCGGTAAGATAAAAAAACTTCCGATCAATCCTCATACGGGCGAACTTGCCCGCTCCAACGATCCGTCCACATGGTCGGATTTCAATACGGCTGTAGCGGCTTCGGCAGGTTTTGCAGGTGTCGGATTCATGTTCGGAAACTGCGAGTATTTCGGTGTGGATATTGACGGAGTGGGTGACGAGATAGCCGCATTCAAAACCGGCGAAAACAACATTATCACCGAATTTATAACAACACTCCAGTCATATACCGAGCTGTCGCAGTCCGGCAAAGGCATTCACATAATCTGCAAAGGAAACCTGCCGAAGCAGGGTCGCAGACGAGGCAATGTCGAAATGTACGAAACAGGCAGATTTTTCGTTATGACGGGCAATCCGTGCGCCGAATATATGGATATAAACGAATGCACAGAGGCTATCAAGGCGTTGCACGAAAAGTACATAGGCGGAGGGCGTGAGCCTTCCGCTGTACCCCGTGCTTATGTGCCGGCACTTCCGGCAACCGCAAATGATATTATAACTCTCGCCGGAAAAGCAAAGAACGCACCACGCTTCAATGCGCTTATGCAGGGCGATTATTCAGGATATGTGTCACAGTCTGAGGCTGATATGGCGCTTTGTAATATGCTTGCGTTCTGGTGCAGGTGTGATGCGGATATGATGGACTGTATATACAGACAGTCGGGGCTTATGCGTGAGAAATGGGACAGACGGCAGTCGGGCAGTACCTACGGTGCAATAACGATACAAAAAGCCATAGCCGACTGTGAGAAGGTATACGAACCGGCACAGAAATCACCGCAGTTTACGGCAAGGTTCACAGGTGAAAGCTCTGTTGTACACGCAAAGCTCGATACAGCACAGGACGAGCCTGTAAAGCTGTACACGTTTGACGATACAGGGAACGCAGAACGGCTTATAGACTTATTCGGCAAGGAGATCCGCTACAGTTATACAGACAAGCGCTGGCTGTATTATGACGGCAGGAAGTGGTGCTACGACAACAGCGGAACAATAGAGCGCATAGCCGATAAGGCTGTACTTGCGATGAAGGCAGAGGCTAAGGCATATGAGCAGATGGACGCTGAGGACGGCGGAGATATGGCAAAGAGCTTTGAAAAACACCTGAAATCAAGCCGAAGCAACAAATCGAAATCTGCAATGCTGAAGGAAGCACAGCATCACGTTCCGATAGTGCCGGCACAGATGGATAAGTACAAGATGGTGCTTAATACTCCGAGCGGTGTTCTTGACCTGAAAAGCGGTACGCTGAGTGAGCATAAGCCGGAAGCATATTTTACCCGTATCACGTCGGCGGAGTACACGAGCAATGCCGACTGTCCGCAGTGGCTGAAATTTCTTGACGAGATATTCGGCGGCGACAAGGACCTTATACGATATGTTCAGAAGGCGGTCGGCTATTCGCTGACAGGCTCAACGGCGGAGCAATGCGTATTCTTCCTGTACGGCACGGGCAGAAACGGAAAATCAACGTTTCTTGATATTATCCGTGCAATTATGGGCGACTACGCAAGCAATATCCAGCCGGAAACAATAATGGTACGCAGTAATCAGAGCAGTGCCATAAACAGCGATATAGCACGTCTTAAAGGCGCAAGGTTTGTTACGTCTGTAGAGCCTAACGAGGGCGTGCGTATCAACGAGGGTCTGCTGAAGCAGCTTACAGGCGATGATATAGTTACTGCCCGCAAGCTGTACGGCGATGAGTTTGAGTTCAAGCCCGAATTCAAACTGTGGATGGCGACTAATCATAAGCCGATAATCAGAGGTACAGACACAGGTATCTGGCGCAGAGTGCATATGATACCGTTCACTGTACAGATACCCGAAGAAAAGAAAGACCCACGTCTTAAATATAAGCTGTGCCGTGAGCTGCCCGCTATCTTCCGCTGGGCAGTAGAGGGGTGCATACTATATCAGGCTGAGGGACTGCATATGCCGAAGGCGGTAGTCGCTATGGTCAAGGAGTACCGCAGAGAGATGGATGTTATCTCCGCTTTTGTCGAGGACAGGTGTACAGAGGGCAAGGACTGCTATGCGCAGGCTAACGTGCTTTATGCGGCGTATGCGCAGTGGTGCGATGACAATAACGAGTATAAGATGTCAAATACGAAGTTTGGTGTTGAATTGTCGAAAAAGTATCCTAAGGTGCGAGCAAAAAACGGTAATTGTTACATCGGAATAGCTATAAGCTGAAAGGAGGGTGAAGGGTGGTGAAGGGTTTAAGGGTTTTTCTAACCTTTCATACGGAAAATGAAAAAAATAAATATATATAAAAGGTATTGGAAAACGGGCAAAACCCTTCACAACCTTACACCGAACGACTATAAAATACCCGAAAGTTTTGTTCAGTCAACTGAACAAAAAAAACTAAAATATTTTCCCTAAACCTCTTGACATACTGCTTGCAGTATGATATAATATATACAGGAGGTGAGGAAAAGATGCCAAAGCGAAAAAAGAAAAAGGCTACCGCCATTGAGATAGCCGACATAGTAATCAAAGCAGTTGTTGCAGTCGCCGCTTTGATAACAGCAATCAGTCAATGGAAATAGCCTGAACCTGAGGGGCGAAAGCTCCTCCCCCTTGTGGGGTACTTATATTATACCACAGTGAAAGGAGTTTTACAAGTGAAAAAAAGTGATATATGGTTTCTCGTTCTCGCAGTATTTTTTATGCTTGATGTTGCTTCTGCGTGGAATATATGGATTAACATTTGCACTATAATCTGCGCAATTGTCGTACTGGCTGAATGTACCGTAAGATTGATAGGAGTGATAAGAAATGCCCGAAACAAAGCGTAAGACCCACACATCAACGCAGGTGAAACAGAGATATAACGATAAAGTGTACACCGCCATGACGTTCCGTGTACCCAAAGAGCTTGCCGCAGAGTTCAAGCAGATCTGCACCGATAACAATATTTCACAGGCACAGATCATCAAGGACGCTATGGCGGAGCTTGTGGAGAAGTATAAATAAGCCCTTCCCCGCCGTAACAAGCGGGGAAAAAATTTAGGAGGTGTTTATTATGAGAGCACGCAAAAAGGGCGACGGAAGTTTCAGAAAACTTAAAACAGGCCAAATAGAATTGACCATAAGTGATGGCTATGATATTTTCGGAAAAAGATTACGTTACCGATTCTACGGCTCTACGGAATCGGAATGCCGTAAGAAGTACAAAGAGTTTATCAAGAGCGGCGGAGAATCAAAGCGAGCAACCGACAACTATTCGCTGTCGGAATGGATTCCTGTGTGGCTGGACACATACAAGAAAAACAACATACAGCGAAGCACGTTTGAAGAATATAAGTATCTCTTACAAAAAGTGAGCGATCATAAGATAGGCAAAATGAGCTTGAGTGACATCAAGCCCATCCATATTACCGATTTTTTTGCGAACCTTGATTACAGCCAAAGTATTCGGAAGCGGTTACGCTTTTTGTTAAATGCCTTATTTGAGGACGCAGTAGACAACGATTATTGCACAAAGAATCCCGTTACAAGAGCGCAGATATCCAAGAAGAAAGCAGGACAGAAGCAAAGTTACACAGAGGAGGATGCAATCGAAATCTTAAATTTTGCAAAAAACGACGATACTTTCGGGCTTCCGATAATCATTCTTTTGTCAACAGGAATACGCTCCGGTGAGCTGAGAGCTCTATCACCGGGAAAGTTCGATTTTAAACGTAGCTGTGTACTTATCGACAGTGCTGTTAAGCGTGATGGAACGATAGGCCCACCAAAGAACGGCAAGGAACGAATAGTACCTATCAATAAGAATGTAATGACTTTTATTGAAGAAAAAATCAACAGAGCTCAGAAATATGTTATCGCTGATTACATTGTCACAGAATCAAGCCTGCGAAGCAGATATATGTGGTTCTTCGATCGTCTTAATAAGCAACTTGCGACTGACGGAAAGCATCCTATAGAAGTTTTACCGCCGCATTCAACACGACACACATATAGCACGCTGATGCAGGCACGAGGAATGCCGACTGCCGTTGTATCGAAAATTCTCGGTCATCAATCTTTAGAAGTAACCGGCGGTTACACACACATGGATGATTATAAGATACTTTCTGAAGCAGTTGACAAATACACAATGGCGTAATTGTGGCGTAATCGCCAATTCCAACACAAAATCCCCAAAAAAGAAAAACCCCCTCAATCGCAGTGACAGAGAGGATTTACGCATGGCTGGGATAGCGGGATTTGAACCCACGAGTGACGGAGTCAAAGTCCGTTGCCTTACCGCTTGGCTATATCCCAGTATAAACGAATGCCGCCGGCACTATAAGCCAGCGCAGGCGGCATTCGTTCTTAATAAATATGGGGTGGGAGATGGGACTCGAACCCACGATCTTCGGGACCACAATCCGACGCGTTAACCAGCTACGCTACACCCACCATAAATGGCACGCCACACAGGATTCGAACCTGTGACCTACCGCTTAGAAGGCGGTTGCTCTATCCAGCTGAGCTAGTGGCGCATGGTCTGCATTTTCATATTTATCAAAATAAATAAGTTTTCACTTTCGTGAAAACTATGGAGCGGGTGATGGGAATCGAACCCACACAACCAGCTTGGAAGGCTGGGATTCTAGCCATTGAACTACACCCGCATATTCATTAACTGCTTTAAAAGCACGCATCTCATTGACGCTTGTATATTATAACACAATAAAAATGAAATGTCAAGACTTTTTTGAAAATTTTTCGATTTTCTTTTACAGCTTAAAATTGTCGCCATTTCGTGACAATAAACGTCCCGTAAAGCAGATACATATTTTATTATTTGCCTCACATCATATCCATCCCTGCCCTTTTAGCAAGGATGAATATGACGTTATCGGCATTTAAATTTCATCGCTTATCAAGCTCTAAAGCCCCTTGGCATCCTTCAGCGTGATACCGTTTTCACCAAGTGCGATCTTATGGTCAAGACCTACGAACTTGCCGTTTTCCTGCCACAGGACCTCCTTTACAAATGCGTACTTTTCTTCGTCCCACGTTGAAAAATCATCAAGCACAAGTCCGCCCGTATCGCCCGAATTGGCATTGTAGCACCAGAATGTGTGGTTAAGATGGTTCTCGCTTATCAGACGGCGCATACAGGTCATCCATTTAAGATTAGGCTCCTTCATAAATCCGCCCCATTCTCCTATAAGAAGCGGTGCGGTATTGTTCTTGTAGATGAAGAACCAGTTGTCCTGCCAGCAGTCACGCATAAGGCTGTCAAAATCATAGTCGCCCTCAAACCACGGCTGCTGATAAACCGTAGGACCGTAGTCGTGCGGAGAATACACCAGCTTGTTCTGATATTTTCCGAGATTGACAGGAAAATCCTTTACGCCCCTGAGGTTACCGCCCCACCAGTTAAAATAGTAATCATCGTCATTTGTCGAGCTGAAATCCTTGTTGCTCTTAATATCTGTCGGATATATCTCAGTACCCTCTACCATTATAAGCACATTCGGATTCTTGGCAAGTATTCTTGATGCGGCAGTTTCGGCAACATATTTCCAGTTGTTAGCCGAATCGGAATCGTTCCATATCGCCGCTTTATCCGCTTCATAGGGCTTGCCGTGCGGCTCATTCTTGAGATCGTACGCTATTATCGTATCATTATCCTTATAACGTTCCGCCATCCACTCAAGCGCATTATAATAATCCTCTGCGCTTACCTTGTCGGTATACCAGAGATTCACCGTATGCCCTGAAGCATTTGTTTCTGCGGAATGGATGTCCGGCATAACCTTAATGCCGTTTGCTTCCGCCAGCTTCAGAAAATAATCGAATATCTGAAGGCTGTTCATACTGTTAAGCTCTGTGTTGTAGGCATTGTTGTAGTTTGCCTTGGGATATTCTCCCGCCGCCCACGAATTTATAAGCTCAGCCGACATCGGCACACGGATAAGGTTGAATCCGTGATCGGCAATAGCCTTTA